CATCAAGGTATCGTTGTGAGAAATGGAAGCGCCAAAGAGGCCCGTCAAAAAGAAATAGATCCCGGAGACGTGATCCTTTCCTGGAAGCGCCCGTCCGAGACCGGACTTGGCCCGGTTGATTGTGATATTGGGAAGGCTCATTTTTTAGGTGCTGATTTTTTGGTGGATTTGGTGGTCTTTGCGGGAGCGGCCTCCACTGCGGGTGCGGCCTCCTCGGCGACGGGTGCGGGAGGATTGGTCTGATCCACCTCCTCGGCGGCGATCTCAGCCTGAGCGGCCTCCAGGGTCTCCATTTCGACGTCGAGATCGGCGATCTCCTCATTGACGGCCTCGGTGGTAGGCTCAGGGTATTCGGTGAAGTTGACGCCCTGGGCTTGGTAGGCCTTGGCGATCTTTTCCGTGAAGGGCGATTTTTTCAGGACGAAACCATTGTCACCCACCAGGATCGGATCCTTGGCGGTGGCTTTTTTGGTGATCTCCTGGAGTTCGGCGGTGGTGAGTTTTTTCATCTTGCTCTCGGTTTTATGAAAAGGGCCGGAGGTGATTCCCCGGCCCTCCTCGGTTGTTGGTTTAGGTGTTTGCGAGTTATGCTCCGGCGGCCTCTACGATCAGGGCGATACCCTTTCCGTCGTTGCGGGCCTCTTTGGCGCCTACACGGACGAGAGCGGATACCACGTCGCCGTAGTATTCGGGATCGTTCACTTTGGCGAAGGCCTGAACGCCACCCTCAGCACGACGGACAAAATCCTTGTGCCAGAACATAGCGGCCATGAAGTCGGTAGGCACAACAGAAGCGCCGGGAGCCTTCAAGGTCAAGCCTGAGTCAAAGAGGACGGCCTTGGAGCGGACGTGCCATTGGAAGCCCATGAAGTAGAAAGACTCCTGAGATCCCTCGGCCAAGGCCTTGCGAGAGTTGTAGTCGCTGTTAGCGAATTCCTCGATCAGCATCAGGTCCTCCAGTTGGTCGGCGCTGATCAGGGCGTGACGTCCGGCCATGGGTACGTCTTGGCGGTTGAGCAAAGAGGCGGCGGCCAAGATATTCGCCTTGACAAGGCGTTTGCGGGTGGTGGCTCCCTCAAAGTCACGGGCGGTCCCGGTGGTCAAAATGGGAGTCAGTCCGGTGGCTCCGGCCCATTGATTGGCGATATACTCGGCCAAGTGGTTGTTCAAGGTTGAGGAGTGTTCCTCAACGATTGACGCCCGCTTGGCGTAGTTCACGATCAACTCCTCGGAGTATTGGATCCAGGTGGGATCTGAGGAGAGTTCGACCACTTGGTACTCCGTGGCCGAGTCGGTCCGCTTGGCGGCGGTTCCCTTGGTGGTACGGTTTACCACTACTCCAGGGAGCGTCCCGGCGTGAGGGAGGTTCACCTGTTTGTTGTCGATAAACATGGAGTCGTCCTTGGAGTTCTTGTAGAACGCATTGGACGGAAAGAGCGTCTTTTGAAGATCGCTCGAAAAGGCTTGTTTGAAAAGTTCGGCGGCCATTTTCTTTCAGGATTTGAGGTTGGTGGTTGGTTGGTTTGCTTATTTGGCGCCGTATTGAGCGGCGAAAAGGGCCTGAAAGCGATCAGGCTCGGAGGCCATCATTTCGGTCAGGGCCTCAGGATCTTTCTTTTGGAAGTCGTCGTAGGTCCATTTCGTGCGGTCCTCCCCTCCCTCAGTCTTAGCGGCCTGGGGCGTGAAGATCTTGGCGGCACGACCAGGGATCTCCTGGATCAGGGCGGTGAAGGTCTCCCGGCTCTCGGTGGCGAGTTGCACCATCTTTTCACGGGCCTCAGACTTGATCTTGCCCTGGGCGATTGCGGTATCCACCAGGACGGCGGCGATCTCCTGATTGCGGGCGGTCACCTGAGCGGTGAGGGCCTCGTTGGCCTTTTGAGCGGCCTGGAGTTCTGATTGAGCGGTCTCAAGAGAGGCCTGGATATCTTGCACCTTGGCCAGGATATCCTCTTGGGTGGCCTCAGGTTGGAGGCCAAAGTGAGCGGCGAGATCTTTCATTGTATTCTCGGTTTGATTGATTGATTGGTGAAGTTGTGCGGCGGCCTGGAGGATTGCCTCCCGGACCTGTTTGAAGTCGTTGGACGAGGCCTCGATATTGATCCCGGTGGTGATAACCTTGTCGATCAGTCCGGCCTCAAGGGCCTCCTCGGCGGTGTACCAAGTCTCCTCTCCCATGATCTTAGCTACCTCCTCGGCGGTTTTTCCGCTCCGGGCGGCCAGGATCTTGTTGAGGATCGCCTTGATATTGTCGAGGCCCTTTTGCTCTTTCTCGGTGAGGGACTTTTTTCCGGCCATGAAGGGGTCATGTACCATCAAGCGAGAAAAGTCACTCATTTCGACCCTGTCACAAGTGACGGCCAAAAATCCGGCCATGGAGAGAGCCAGGCCCTCGATCTTGGCGGTGACGTTGGCGTTGACGTTCCGGATAGCGTTGACGATTGAAAGCCCCTGGAAAACGGATCCACCCTCAGAGTTGATCAGGATCTCGATATCGTCCACCTGGTCACCCAACCAGGCGAGGTCGGCGGCGAAGTAGTGACCATTGACGTCGGTTCCCAGGGATCCGAAAAGGTTCATTTTTGCAGTCCTTTTCTCCTGGTTTAAATCGGCGACGAATTTGGGGACGTGGCTCATTTATGCGGATTTTTCCGTCCTACAAAGGTTTGAAAACGAAAGTTTTCGTCCAAGGAAACAAATTTTTTTAGTCTTGTTTTTTGACTATTGAATAGATCCGGGCCTTGGAGAGTTCGGTCTCGTCTTGGAGTTTTTGAACGACTCGACCCTTGAGGTGATTGGGCGCCTTGGCGTAGGCATCCCGGATATACTTGTCCCTTTCTGATCGCTTATACATTTTACTCAGGAGTTGAGATTTCAACCGTGATACTTTGATTAAGCCCTGAAATCTTTGTGAGTTCCCTTTGGCCGTTATCCTCAAAATAGGTCACGTCATAGGTCACCATCCAGGAAGCGATCTTGTCGAAGCCTACCTCTTGGGTCTCGGTCCGCTTGACAAAGACAAATTCCTCCCCCTCCATCAGATCCAGGATCCCCGCCAGGCGATCTGTGGCGGTGAAAAGTAGCGCCGGGGATCGGTCGATCCATTTTTGGCCGATATGAAAGGAGATCGAGGCCTTGGCCTTGGCGCTACCTCTTGCCATTTCCTCCATTGTGATCGTCCCGAATTCCATGAAAAGGGCGGGAAACAACATGGAGTTGATCCGACCCTCCATTTCGTCGTCGAATTGACGATTCCAAAGGTCGAAGGTCTTGAAGTAGCGATCCGCCAGGACGGCGGTCTTGACGGCGTTGAAAAGGTCATTTTTCCGGCTCATACCTTGAAGGTTTTGTCAAATTGTTGCTTTATGTGCTTGTCCACCTCCCGGAAAAGGACCTCAGAGTGACCCATGAATTTCCGCTCAGGGAGACGGCCAGGGACTCCCTCGTTGTGGTATTGAGCGTATCTCTTGCCAAAGGAAGCGATCGCCACTTTCTCGAAGGTCCTGGAGGAGACCCTCAGAGTGGCCGAGATACCAGGAGAGGCTTTGCCCACGAGGATCTTTTGTTGTTGCCTGGGCTGATATTGAGGGTGGCCTGATTTACGGCGGTTGACCTCAGGCCAACGGACGAAAGATCGATCGGTAAATCCCTCTTGCTGAAAGGATCTTTTGAAGTGCCTCAGGGCGAGGGTGGCGATCGTGGAAGGGACCCGGACCTTTGCCCGGATCAGTTGTCGGTATTGCCCCCGGAGTGTCTCCTCAAGTGATCGTCGATCCATAGTTCGTCAAGGGACGCATGGACCGAGTTCTGATTAAAGCTGAAAAGAAAGTCTCCGGATTGATCATCAAAGACTCGGTCGTGAAGGACGTCGTCGGAGAGAATATCGTCCGGGATCTGATCAGGATACGCCTTGCATCTGAGTAGGCCTGTGTAGTGGTGACAAAAGACGCAAAGGGGTTTGTGGTCCATCCCCATACAAAGATCACAAAGAGGGTTAAGAGGGTGAAAGATACGCCCTTTCAATGATTAACCAAGGACGAGCGGATCGACCGGGGTCCTCCAGGACGTCGAGGGATCCCTCGGCCACCTATTTGATCCGCTCTCCTCCTTTTGGTTGGTTGGTGGTTGACTTGTCTGATCCCTGGAGGTGATCCTCCCCGGTCTTATTCCGTCTCAATTTCTGATCCTGGAGGGTGTGAGTTCTCCCCCTCTTTCATAAAATCCGGCATTTTTCCTGTCTCCTTGAAGCGGATCAGGTCGGCTATATGGTCCTCCATCGAATAGTCCCCTGGAGCCATAGGGAGAAAATTTTTGGCGTCTTTCTCGGCCTTCCATCCAAAGTCCTCCCGGATCTCTTTGAGTAGGTCGTCTCGGCGCTGATAGTATTCTTTCTCTTTCATCGTTTTAGGCTTTGATCGTATTCGAGGATAACCTTATCCATCCTTTTGAAAAAGTCGTCAATATAGTCGCTCAATTCCTGGTGAAGTTCAGGCATCACGGCCTTAAAGAGGGGATTGCCTTGAAATTTGTTCTCCATCGCATGGGCAAAAAGTTCGTATTGATCAAAGTTTCCGGACCAGTAACTCAATTCGTGACCATACCCCATCCTCCCCCTGGTAAGGGCGGCGATTGAGTCGTACATAGCCCCGGCCATTTCCTTGACGTCGTCCACGGTTGTCCCTGGTTGCCATTCGATTTTGACTCCAAACCACTCCTCGGTCTCTTGCATCACCTGAGCGGCGGTTTTCTTTGAGGCCCCGAATTGATAAGGGACGCCCCATTGGTCTGATTTAGTATCAAGACTTTGCATCAGCGCCTTGCGCCTTAGGGCGTCTTTTCCGGCGCCCTTGTATCGTTTGACAACCTCGTCAAGTTGAGGAGATCTCCGGCCATGAGTTGACTCTCCGGTGATCTCGTGGATAACGTGGCCGAATTCGTGGGCGATAATTTTCGACCGATATCCCGTCGCCCCGGCGGCGGCGTCTTTGCTGTATCGTTCTAAAACATGGTGGATCCGTGCGATTTGGACGTTTGATCCATTAAATCTAATTGAGGAAGCAAAAGACCCATCCTTAACGGCCCCCGTATTGACGGGAAAGACTCCTCCGGTCCTAAAGCTAACCAGGTGGGACCTCTTGTTATCTTTCACAAAAAAGGCGATTTCCTGTCCAAAAACATCGCCCAATTTTTCCGCATAGTTGAGGACCGGGAAGATATTGGCCCTGTTTGGATTGGTATTGTAACCAGGCTCATCCAGGGCCACCGAGGCCGCCTTGGTTGGTTCTTTTGTGAGCCAGGCGGGGAGTTTTGACTTGGCCACCTTTGGCGCTGAGGGCGTCCTCCCTTTCCTGGGATTGAGGATCTCCTGGGGCGGCGCTGGAGGCGTGGGAGGGATAATTTGGTTTAGATATGGGTAGGACTTGAGCGCCTTGAAATATGGGTGAGAAGGGCCGAAAATGATCCCCTCTTTTCCAGGGTTGAAACTGAAAACGGGGTTCGGGACCTCCTTCACGGCGGTATCGACCCGGCCTTTCCTGGTCCTCTTTGCCTCCTCATCGGTGAGTTGTTCCCATCCGCACCGACAAGACCAGTCGATCGGCGGGAAGTGGGTATTCCAAAATGGATCATCCACCGGGCGAGTGATCCCATTGAGGATTTGGTGGGATTGGCGGACGTGGAGATCCTCCTTGGTCTGATACTGCATCCAGGGGAAAAGATCTTTCGCCTCCTCAACGTCTTTCCAGGCCGCCGCCGATTGAGCCAGGGAGAAAGCGGCGGTCCGCTCAGCCCGGATCCAGTTCTCATTGTACACGGAAAAGTGACGGCGGGCGAGTTTCTTGAATTGCGCCCATGGCCTCAGGTATCCGGCCTCATCCATGATCAGAGATTGGACCTCCTTGACTTGTTGGGCGGTCTTGCACCCGGCAAACAGAAAGACGTTGTTTTTGAAAGAGGCCAAGGTCTCAAAGTCCCCCATGGTGATATCCGGGGTTGACCAGTCCACCCCGAAACCACGAAAGACTTCCCCCATCAGGACAGCGCCCGTCCGGAGGTAGATATTCGGCGGGATATTCTCAGGGGTATATCGACCGGAGGCGACCCCCTCGATATACTCGTCGATCTCGTCCTGGGTGAGTATTTGCACCGGATCCACTTGGTGATCGATTTAGTGTTTATGGGTGTGACCTCCACCCTCAAAAAATCCTTTGTACATCGCCTCGACCTCCTTGAGGGACTCTTGGACAAGG